ATCGAGTTCATCATGTCGGAGCGTTCGCTTCTACAGGATCGGAAAGATCTGCGGAAATATGCAGACTTCCTCCTGGCCGAAGCGCAGCTGACCAACATGGTTGAACTGCTCCAGAACGTGTTCTAGCTTCACGAACACTATTAAGGAGCATCGATGGTCAAGCAAAAGAGGTTTTCCTCTATGCGCGAGATCTTTTTTGCGCTTTGCAAGAAGGTTGACTCCCCAATGTCGCTTGGCGCTTGGCTGAGATTCGAGCATGACCAGCTCGCACTCGCCAAGATGGATATAGATCCAAGCGATTACCTCGATCCCGAGGCTTTTTCGAAAGATTACCTAGTGGTCAGTTTCCTTTCCAAGTGGAAGGGGTTGGACACAGGAATCGATCTCGAAGCTGAGGCACTTCTGCGCTTCATTGCTGCAGAAGACATCTGTCTTGAGACAAATAGACGAATCCGAAGAGCTCGCTTTGAACCGATTGATTGGTTCACCGCTTCCGTCGTTTCGACGGCTAGGCGTAAAATTAGCAAGCTTCTAGGTCCTCTGAGTTTGTTCAAAATAGAGCCGTGGTTTGGATGGGGACCGGGTGCGACGTATGAGATCCCTCGACGTCGTGCCTTTGTCGACACGAAGATGTCAGAACTCCCGTTCGCAGTTACGTCTAGAGCAGAGAGGTTATTTCGCTCTGTGCTGGATACCGACCGTCATTGGTCTGTAGCTATTGGTGAGATAACTACGACGCAAGTCGAATGTTGTCGCATCGAAGCCGTACCTAAAAATGCGAAAACTCATCGCATTATTGCAGTCGAACCTCGTGCTAATTCATTCCTCCAAAAAGGAGTGGGCGGGTATCTGAGAAGTAGGCTGAAACGAGTTGGTGTCGATCTGGATGACCAGAGTCATAACCAAGATGGCGCTCGTCGCGCATACTTGGATGGCCTCGCTACCTTAGATCTTAAGGCTGCGAGTGACACCGTCGCGAAGGAGGTTGTTTTTGACCTCCTTCCTCTGGAGTGGGCTGAGCTTCTTGACGACTTAAGATCCAAGAGGGCAGAGATGCCTGACGGGACCGTAAGATATCTAGAGAAGTTTTCATCCATGGGAAACGCGTTCACCTTTGAACTCGAATCCCTAATCTTCTGGGCTATGGTAAGCTCAGTAGTGGATCTGCTCAAACCAGGCGGCGAAGTTCTGATTTACGGAGATGATAT